CAGAGCCTCGACCGGGACCAAAACCTAAGCCTAAACCAAGACCTAAACCTATTCCACCAAAGTTGCCGAATCCTAAACTAAAACCTAAGCCTAGACCTAAGCCTAAGCCAAAGCCGAGACCTAAGCCGAGACCAAGGCCAAAACCCAAACCGAGGCCAAGGCCTAAGCCAAGACCAAGACGCAGGGTGTCTGAGGCAGGGGCCGAGCGATAGAGGGAAACGGGCAAGTTCAGGGGAAGATAGATAAGATAAAGTTGGAGTAATGAATGGCAGTTCTTGATATATTAGCTTTTCCTAATCCACGATTAAGGAATAAGAGTGTGGATGTAGAGGAACATGAGAATATGAGAGGGGTTGTGAATAATATGGTGGAGACTATGTATACCCACCAAGGTGTTGGGCTTGCTGCTCCGCAGATAGGTATAAGGAAAAACCTCATCATCTTTGATCCTTCCGACGATATGTCAAAATTAACCGCAATGGTAAACCCTATAATAAAGGCGAAAGATGGTGAGGTTTATACCAATGAAGAATGCCTGTCAGTTCCTACTATGAAGGCCAGGATCAAAAGATCAAAGAATATAAAAGTAAGATATAAAGATTTAGACGGAGACACTATCACAAAGGATTTCAGTGGCTTTGAGTCTATTTGTATTCAGCATGAGATGGATCATCTAAAGGGTAAATTAATAATTGATTATATAGCATCATGAGAAAGAGACGAGGCGAGATAGTTCACAGTAGTGTGTGGACCCCAGCAAATAGAGCAGAAGTAAACGAAATGTTTACTAATGGTTCCACTGTTGTTGAGATATGTAAGTTCCTCGGAATTAATAAAAGTACGTGGTATCGCTGGCTAAAAGATCCACGTAAGGGAGATTTCCAGGAAGCCGTTGCATTGGGGATACAGGCTTCGGAAGCTTACTGGATTGGTGTTGGTAGGAATAATTTAGAGAATAAGTCATTCAATACTGCTCTCTATTCGTTCATGATGGTAAATAAATTTGGTTACAGGTCGGCCTACTCCAAGCAGGAGAAGGACATTACAGAAACTAAAACAACTAAAGTTGAAGTTAAGAAAGCTGTTGATGTGGATTCTATTATCGAGAAGCTTTTAGAAGTAGATGACGAAAGGCCACAGGTCTTAAACTAGGAGGACGTATGCCTACAGTTGGTGGAAAGAAATATGCCTATACCCCGAAAGGAATTAAACAGGCAAAGGCTGCCGCTAAGCGAGCAGGAAAACAAATGAGAGCAGCTAATACTACTAGACGTTCTAGGAGAGGGGGATAGCATTATGGCATGGGGACAGAGTGGTGGATTAGGTGTTGACACAGCAGCTGCAGATGCTTATGGCGGCAATCGTGGCGAGGTAGAGACTGCTGGTGGAATAGAGATGGGAGGTGCCGCCGCTGCCGCTGATTTAGCTAATGCTTTAGCAGATGCTTTAGCTGGTGGAGACTACTATGATCCAGGCGCAGTAGCTGCTCAAGATATTGCAGCTCAGGAACAAGACACTATGGCTACAGAGGAGGGAGATGCTGGAATTCCTGGTGAATTTGCGTTTGTTGATACTAGTAGACCAGCTTATGGGACTCAGGGTTACTCTACTAGTGTTGGTACTGGAGTAGAAGACTTTACAGGCGGAGGTTATGCTAATGCTCCAGCTACATCCGATCTTTCATTTGGCGCATATGGACAACAGACTCAACCTAGCGGTGATGTATTAAGCCCTGGAGAGCAGGGAAGAGTAGATGCGGGAGGATATCAGGATATTTTAGGTTCAGGTGCTGGATTAGCTAAAGCGACTCAGTTTGACCCAACTCAGCAAGGACATCCAGACTTTCAGAGGAGCGCTGATATATTTGGTACTGGAGTAGAATCTTTTGCTGGTATGCCAGGTGCAGTACAAGCAGCCCCTACAAGCATAGAAGAGGTGGGGATGGGTATGGCTGCTCCTATAGACTCTACGAGCCTCAATGTTGGTATGATTACTGCTGCTACAAGCCCTTATGGCGATCCCTTAAATCGAGTAGCAAAGCCAGGAGCAATTACTGCTGGTACTACTGGCCCTCATGTAACTGAAGGAACTATACGGCAAGAACCTGAGCAAAATTTTACGTGGTTTAGGGAACCAGAAACTTACACCGATGATTATCTAGCTGGTACTCCTGCAGGAACTACTACAGGCACTCAAGCTCAAATATCACAAGACACCAACGCTGTTAAGCAGGCGGCTGCTCAGTATGTAACTCCAACACAAACAACTATTGACCTAGAGGTTCAAAATACTTCCGCTAGACTTGATCAAGAAGCGGCTCAAAAGAGAGAGCAGTATGGAACGTTTAGCAAAGAGTATCAAAAGGCTCAAAGAATAGCTAACGCATTCAAGACTCTTGATGCTTATTCTAAGTCTTATGCATCGGTTCATGGAAAAAGCTTCTTAGGGGAATTGCTAGGAGGAAAGTTTAGTTTGCTAGGGGCTATTAAATCAGTAGAAGGCTGGCTACAAGATAAGTTTGGCGGTAAAGTGCCTGGAGAAACCGGAGAGCAGCTAGCAGCAATGTTAGAAGAAGCGTATAATAAAGGAACTTTAAATGAAGTTCTACGTGATCTAAATCAAGCTGGTGAAGGCGGTATGGAAGCAGAAATGGCGCTTCAAGAAGAAGTGTCTTCATTTATTCAGCGGTATCCGTGGGCTGCTGAGTTAGATCCCAAGTATATTAAATACTTGATAGATAATCCTGCGGTATTACAAGATCTCTTGGGTCAAGGACCTGGAGGTGGGGATCAGGCAGCTCCTGGCAATCAGACAAAACCCGGAGGCGGAGGCGGTGGCGGTAGTCCTCCAGCTGGTTTTACGCAAAAACCTGGGGCAGCAACGCAGGCTTTAGTTGAGTGGTCTAATCCAGCTACAGGTGAAACTTGGACGGCACCTAATGGCAGCTGGCAAGGTCCTCCGGGATGGGTACAAGTATAATTTTTTAATTTTGGTGTATAATACAGGAGTAATAAAATGGGTGTATCAATGATAGGTAGTCAAGTTAGAGCGATGGATAGGATGTTTGAGCGTATGATGGGTATGACGGGGCATAGAAGCCCTCTTATGATGGTAGATAACATGTTTGATCGTTTAGAAAGCTACACGAGAACAGCATGTATGCCAGAGGAAGGAACTGAATTTACAGTATATAGAATGGTTCCTACTACGTATAAAGCAGAAAAACAAGAAGACGGTTCTGTTTTGTTTAAAGTAATAAGCAAAGAGGAAGGATTCTCTGATGAACTCAAGGGTCCTGATGTAAAAAAAGATGCCGATAAAGAGGTGTAAGTTATCAAGTGGTAAGAAAGGATGGAAGTGGGGAAACAAGGGGAAGTGTTATGCTTCTCGTAAAAAAGCTGAGCAGCAAGCAAAGGCTGCGTATGCATCTGGATACAAAGGGAGCAAGTAATGCTCCCTCGTATCTCTAAAGGATATTTCGTTGAAGGAAAAAATTCTGAGGCTGCTATCCAATTTGCTCAATGGGCTCAGAACGAGCAGTTTTATAAAGTTGTTGCTGCGTATGCTGACTGCCATGACGATCCTAATATTGATGATTCTTTTATCAGGACTTTGGGTCAGCTTGACAGGTATTATCTTGGCGTGTTCCTTTGTAATCGCCACGATATGTTACATCCTTGGATATATGACAGATGCAGAGAAGTAGAAAGTGATAGGGATAGAAGGCTAGACCTATGGGCTCGGTTTCATTATAAAAGCTCTATCATAACATTTCTTGGTACTATACAAGAAGTTTTATGTAATCCAAATATAACTATTGGATTATTGTCGTTTTCAGCAAGACAAGCTAAGCCGTTCTTGCGTCAGGTAATGCAGGAACTAGAAGTCAATGAAAAACTTTATAGTCTATATCCAGACATACTCTGGGAGAAGCCTAGACAACAAGCTCCCAAGTGGGCTGAGAACGAAGGCATATGTGTTAGGCGATCTGCTAACCCGAAGGAACAAACTGTTGAGGCCCACGGACTTGTGGATGGTCAGCCTACTGGACGACATTTTGATCTTATCATTTATGACGACGTAGTTGTTCAGGAGTCAGTATCTACTCCAGAACAAATAAGTAAGACTACAACTCAGTGGGAGTTGTCACTTAACCTTGGTTCAACGCACAATCCAAGGTATCAGTATGCTGGAACAAGATACTCTTACGGGGATACTTATGGGACAATTCTCCAGAGAGCGGCAGTAAAGCCCAGGATACATACAGCAACCCATAATGGGCAGATGGATGGAATACCAGTCTTTCTTACTGATGAAAGATGGGAAGAGATAAAGAAGACTACATCTACTTATACGGTAGCTTGCCAGCAATTATTAAACCCAATAGCTGGTAGTGATATATCGTTTCTTGAAGAGTGGTGGAATGAGTGGGAAATAAGACCTTATACAATGAATGCGTATTTAATGGTTGATCCCGCTAGCTCCAAGAAGAAAGAGTCCAATAGAACAGCTATGGCTGTTGTTGGGGTAGATGCTAATTACAATAAGTATTTACTAGATGGTGTGTGTCATAGAATGAGCCTTTCAGAGAGGTGGGAGACTTTAAAAAGGCTAAGAACTAAATGGAAGAGAGCTCCGGGAATAAGGGAAGTTAAAACTGGATACGAGCGCTATGGTGCTCAAAGTGATATAGAACATTTTAAAGAAATGATGCGTATAGATGGAAGTTCATTTCCTATATATGAATTGAACTGGGTAGGTGGGGGAGGATCGCAATCAAAGAAAGATAGAATACAAAGATTAGAGCCTGATTTAAAGGATGGTTCTTTTTTCTGGCCTTATCCGACCGATAAAAAAAGACTTACGTCGCTTCAGAGAGATGTTAAATATAAGAAACAAGACTTTCTTATCTCTAGTAAGATAATGCGTAAAGATGAAAATGGTAAGTTATATGATCTGGTTAAGTGGGTAAAGGATAACGAGTACAGTCTTTTCCCAACAATACACCCAGATTTCTTAGATGCATTGTCTAGAATATACGATATGGATCCAACTCCACCTATAAGTAGGAGTTATAGGGTTCTAGAACCTGAAGCGGAGGCTACGTTTTGATAAAGAATCTTATCTTCTCCATAATGTTTCTTATGGGGGCTGCTCACGCAGAACAAAGACAAGACGTC